ACCTTGGATACCTTGGATACCTTGAGTACCAGTAGTTCCTTGTCTACCTTGAGTTCCTTGAGTTCCTTGGATACCTTGAAGACCTTGGATACCTTGGATGCCCTGGATTCCTTGAACACCTTGGATACCCTGAGTACCAGTAGTTCCTTGTCTTCCTTGAATGCCCTGAGTACCAGTAGTTCCTTGAAGACCCTGAATACCTGCTGCATATGGATCTGTCCAAGTTATACCTGCTCCAGTTGAAACTAAGATGTCCCCAGAATCTCCCTTAAGATGATTACTGTCGTATAAAGCACCATGAATATCAACATCACCACCAACTGCTAAAGCAGTTCCAGAAAGCATATGAGTCAGACCAATTCCAACTCCATAATTAAATAACCAAGCATCAGTTCCAAGACCACCAAAAGAACCCTCTTTAAACCACATAATTTTCTTATATGTGGGAGGAAGGGTTTCAATTCCTGCAATATTAAGATTGACTAATGGAGTACCTTCCGTTGATGCAAGTGCAACACCACCATGATTTGCTGTTGTATCTGTTGATGCATCATCTCCATTAGAATCAGTTCTAAATCCAAGAATAAGATCTGCATCACTGACTCTAAGAGTTTCTGTGAATAATGTTGCAGAAGTACCGCCGATTGTTATGCTTCCATCAACATATAAATCTCTACCTATGGTAACATCTCTACCAACAAATAAATCATTGCCATTAAAAGTTAAATTGGCAGAACCTGCTGGATTATTCGATCCATCTTTATATACAATCTGATCTGCAGATCCAGCTACTGGTCCAGTAATACCTTGAACACCTTGAGTTCCTTGGATTCCTTGAACACCTTGGACACCTTGAACACCTTGAACACCTTGAACACCTTGGATTCCCTGGATACCTTGCGTACCAGTAGTTCCCTGTCTACCTTGAGTACCTTGAGTTCCTTGGATTCCTTGAACACCTTGGACACCTTGAACACCTTGAACACCTTGAACACCTTGGATTCCCTGGATACCTTGCGTACCAGTAGTTCCCTGTCTACCTTGAGTTCCTTGAACACCTTGGATACCCTGAATACCTTGGATACCCTGAGATCCAGTAGTACCTTGAGTTCCTTGGATACCTTGAATTCCCTGAATACCCTGAGAACCTGTAGTTCCCTGTCTACCTTGAGTTCCTTGAGTTCCTTGGATACCTTGAATTCCCTGAATACCCTGAGAACCTGTAGTTCCCTGTCTACCTTGAGTTCCTTGAGTTCCTTGGATACCTTGGATGCCCTGAATACCTTGGATGCCTTGGATACCTTGGACTCCCTGAGAACCTGTAGTTCCTTGTCTTCCTTGAGTTCCTTGAGTTCCTTGAACACCTTGGATGCCCTGAATACCTTGAGGTCCTACTTGTTGATTAAAAGTAATGGTTGCAGTTGTGCCAGAACCAGTTGCAGTAACTCCATCCCCAACAAAATTGATGGTGTGATAATCTGTACCAATACCTACACCCTCTTCTTCTATTTCAACTCCAGTTAATGCGGTATTAATAATATTATCAATAGTTTCTATTGAATTTGCATTTGCCCAAGTTACACCCGCCCCAGTAGAAACTAAAATTTGTCCCTGAGAACCTACTCTATTATCTCTATCATACAAACTTCCACGTAATCTTAGATCACCATCAACATCTAATTCGGCAGTTGCTGATGTGGTCCCAATACCAACCTTGCCAACAACTTCAACAGTTGTTTTATTCTCCGAATAAGAACTTATGCCGACTTTTAAATTCTTTTGGCGATTGCTAAGATACTTTGCCATTTTTAGTTAAAAACGTATTGATTAATTTAATGATTCTAAAATGCTTGTAACAAATTTTAAATTTGAAGCATTGCTTCCCGATAATACTAATTTATCTCCACTTTCAAGTACTAATTTTCCAGTCAATAAATTTGCAGTATCATTTCCTGAAATTGGAAAATTTTTTAATAATTCTGTATCAGTTGCACTTCTTCTATGTAATAATGTAATATCTTCAGTTGTCGATCCAATGTTTGCAACTTGTGCTAAAAGAACAACACCAGTATATCCAGTTGGAGCTGTATATACTTCTGTTGATGTTAAATCGACTACTGCCGTGATAGTTTGAAATACATTTAGTGCTAATGCCATATTATTCTCCTAATGCTAGAATGAATGGGGTTAATGTGGAAAACAAACTCTTAGAATAAAATCTTCCAGAAATAGTTCCGGTTTGCTGGTCAACTAAAACTCCATCACCAATTCTAAAATTACCTGCCTGATCTGTCGAAGTATAAACAACAAGTCCTCCATTTCTAGAATCAGTTTCCTGTTTTTGAATTGGAATTCCTCCAGCTTGAGGGAAAGCGGAATCAATATCAGTTCCTGTACCTATGTATTCCATTGAATGTCCTGATGCAAGAACTCTACTTTGTTTGAAGAAAACTGCAGTGGATCCAACTCCGACAGAATATGGAACGTTTTCTGTTACTGTAATGGTACAAATGCCAGAAACAACTGGCGTAGATTCTCTAATTGAATAATATGTTGGAGTTAAAACTGGAGTTCCAGTAGCTGTTGTTCCTGCTTCTTGAGGATCTGAAATAGTAACTGATGGAACACTAGTGTATCCTCTTCCATTAGAAACAATTTCAACACCAATCACTTGACCATTTTTAACTTCAGCAACAGCTGTTGCAGGAACTCCCCAAGAAGTCGATGGATCACTAATTGAAATCGATACATTGTCAGTGTATCCACTTCCACCATTAGTTATATTAATATTACCGATAGTATAGTATAAATTTTCAATATAAATTACTTGTCCATCAAAAGGTCTTACTGCATTTATTGCAACTGTTCCTCCAGATGTATATGTGTGGGGTAAAGTTGATGCTCCAACATATACCTCAAATGATGTTGAACTTGGAATCGCATTTACTTCAAAAATATACCCACTGTTTCCTGATGGATATGTTACTGTAGTTACTCCTCCATCAGAAGTACAAGTAAATCCAAGACCAGAAATGGTCAGTCCCATACCAACATTAAAGTTGTGATTGGAATCGACAGTTATTGTTGTAAGACCAGTTATATTATCGTATAGAGCATTTGTAACATTAAATGTTGGAACATTTAAATCTAAAACAAATGTATCAGAATTTGCTGCAGCAGGACTAGTAATAATTCCAGTATATTTTTTTGGTCCTATGCCATCGGAAACTAATGCATAGTTACCAAAAGAAGAGTTTGAGTTGGTTAAATCGCAAGCACCACCACTACCACAATAAACTGAAATGTCATTACAAATAGTAAATAATGAAACTAACTGAGCATATCCTTCATTTGTAATAGAAACGCCAATACCACCTTGATTATATTGAGTAAAAGAGTCTGTAACCATACTCTTCAATTTACCGATACAATCGGTACCATCAATTTTTAATCCAATACTATTAGAAATAAAATTTGTACAGTTTCTGATGTATGGTGATTGTGAAACAAATCCAACGGTATGTGGATCAAATCTAAAGCAAGCCTTTCCAGGATCCATTGATCCCTTAAAAGACATCTCTGTAACATAAATACCTTCTCTCACATAAAAGAGATCTTGATCAGAGTTTTGTGGAGTAATTGTAACTTCCCTTAAACTATCTCCAACTATAGAAACCTGCTTTGGAATAGTTAAAGGATTATCTTCTACATAAGATCCAGCAGAAATTCTAATAATGGATCCTTCTTCTGCAATGGCAAGGGCTCCTTTGAGGGTTCCTTTGGCGTCTCCAAGTTTTTTTCCTGTGTTTGTATCGCTTCCGTCTTTTGTGACATATAAAACATTAGATACTGTTGCTCCAGCACCGACTCTTACAATATCGGTGCCAATTCCTGACCTTTCTCTCCTAACTAAGAGATCGGCATCATAGGTGTTGAGGGCTATCTCACCTAGAGATAATTGCCCTAACGTTGGTATTTTTCCGGGTACAGAAGACCTTTTAAGTTTAATATTTGGATCTGCCATTCAACCTCTCATAGTTGGTAGAAACCGTATAGATTCTTATATAAGAATCTTTATTATTTATAGCATCAAACTAATTCAGATCATTTAAAATCTTCAGATTCAGTTTTAGGTATTCTTTTAGATTTTTTTAATTTTTCCAACTCATTTTGTAGAGATATGTTTTTCTGTGTTACAGTCTCTATCTGAGTTTCTAACACAATTGTTTTATTAAAAAGGTCAAATGCTTTTTGTTGATATTTTGCCACTATTGCTTTTAAATCTTCTTCAGACATAAAAAAAATACACCCAATAAACTGAGTGTATTTATTGAAATTATTTAATTAATTATCAGAATGATCCACCGTCAACTGTAATATTTTGAAGAACCAATTCAGAACCAGAACAAGCAATTACTGACGATGATCCACCAGTGCAAGAATTATTAATCCAAAGCTCTGAAATCTCAAGTGGTGCGTATGCTGAAGGTGTAATCTGAGGAAGATCTGTAGTAACTCCAACAGATTCTGTCAGATCTGAAGCAAGTATAAATCTCGAACTTGATGCTTCCCAAATGATGGCAGAAGTTTTTCCAACTCCAGAGTCACCATAATTCATCAAAATTCCAAGATCCCAAGTGGTATCTGTTGGAAGTGCTCCATCAACAACACCAAGTTCAATGGTGCGATCTTCAACTGTGATTTCTGATGTATTTACTTGAGTTGTTGATCCATTAACAATCAAGTTTCCGCCAATCGTTAAATCTGAAGCAGTTTCAATAGTTCCAGAAGCATTAACTGTAATTGCATTAGATCCAGTCGTTGACTTAATAGATCCTGCTTGAATTACTCCAACACTAAATGTACCAGTTCCACTTGGATTGAGTGATGCAGCAGCACTAACTCTTACAGTCTCACCTTGTTCTCCTGCAGAAGTATCTGCAAAGAGCATGTAATAAGTTGCATCAGTAGTATCGCCAGTAGTATCTACTGTAATTGAACGAGTTGCTGTTGCGGCAGTACCACTGATAGAACCAATATTTGCAGTTCCCGTAACGTGGAGATTGCCAGTGATAGTTGTACCACCACCAACAGTGTATTGTGATCCGCTATCAACAAGTTGACCATTCGCATCATCCCAAGCAGGCAGGTAATTATTAGTTAAGTTTGCTGCGCCTTTTAATGTAACTGCGTCAGATGTGATGGTAATTCCAGTTCCAACATTTACCGAAAGATCTACAGTTTGACCTTCGCCAACAGAAGAAGTTTTTGAAAGACCATCGCCAGCAGTTACGTCTTCAACATAGTTGCCAGTGGTATCTGTTCCCAGTTCAACAGAATCTGCTTGAATTGCTGCAACTCCATCAGATCCAATTAAAATATCACCACTAACTCTTCCAAAAGCATAATTGCTTACATCAAAAGCACTTGTTTTGCGACTTGCAGTAGCTGTAAGATCATAAACAACAAATTCATCGTCATCGGCAAGTGATGATTCTGAAGTTAATCCGGTAATATTAAGATTGGCATCTATTGTAATATTTTGAGTGCCATCGAATGATGTTGGACTACCAGTAACTTCTCCACTAATTGCAATTGTTCTTGCAGTAGCTAAAGATGTTGCAGTTCCTGCATTTCCATCAAATGTTGTTGCAGTAACAATACCAGTTCCAGCATTAATTCCGGAAGCACTGATTGTAACACCAGCACCGACAGATAATGAAGTGGTAATTGCAACTACATTTGGCAGTCCAATGGTAAGTGTCTGACCAGATGCAGAAGTCTCAATCTCATTTGTGGTTCCTGCAATAGTGAGAGATTGACTATCAAGGTCAACGGCACCAGTTCCACCAATACCATCAGCAAAGTCTAAATCTTGTGCTGTAACTTGGTTATCAACATAAGTTTTAATTGCAAGTGCTGATGCCAAAGTCTCATGAGAACCAGCAACTGTGGATAAATCAGTGTCAATATCAGTTATTGGTGTAGAATTATTAATTGTTAAGTTTGTAACTGTTGCAGCAGTTCCAACTAAGTCAGTAAATGTACCTGCTGCACTTGTTCCAGATCCAATTACAGTGCCATCAATGTTACCACCATTGATATCGGCGGTTGTAATTGTAGTAGTGCCGGAAACATTAACACCGCTACTAAAATCAGCAAAAACGTTTACATCTAGTAGTTGGTCACCACCATTCGGTCCTATTGTTGTGATTCCAAGAAGAGTTGTATTTGTAAGTTCTGGATTGGTAGTAACATCTGACCAACCCAGAGTACCATTTGAGTCAAGAACTTTAAGGTAATAACCAGAATTGATGGTATTAGTATCTGGAAAAGTGTAAGTTCCAATACCACTAAGACTTTCTGGAGACTTTAATTGAATGTAATTTATTCCATCCTGATCGACTAGATTAAGGCCTGCAGAGCGAGACCCATCTTCTCTAGTCCAATATCTATGCGATCCGAAAAACTTGTTTCCAGTTACAGAGGTATCAAAACCAATAAAAAAGTCAAAATTGTTTGTCGAAAACGCTGGTTCACCTGGGTGCAACGCTGGAACTGTTCCTGCAATTCCAGCAGCACCCCTTTTAAATTGAATTTTTGGTGATGCCATGTTATTCTTCGCTATGAAATTTTACTATTATTATTTAGTAAAATAAAGAATTTTTATATTTATACCTAAAAAAATCCGCCATCAATACTTGGATCTAGTTCTGACTTAATTTCATCAACAAATTCATCGGCATAAGATGGTCCAAATTGGTTTGGATTTACTAAACCCGGTTGTACAGGTTCTAATGCTGCTGATTGGAGGACTTCATCTGGATTTTTTGCAATCCATTTTTGACTGCTAGCATCATACATCAGAACATATTGATCAATAACTCCATTACCACTATTTCCATCATCAAAATCTATCAAATCCGAAAAACTTGCAGGCACTTGAACACCTCCAACACTTGAAACTACTTTAAATTTACTTGAGGACTTTAGTTTGACATTAAAACTAGACATTGTTTGTAATTTCCTCAGAAACTATAATCGTACCCTCTACAATTCTACTGGTAAGAGAACCTGCAGATGGAGAAGAAATGATACTTACTTGAAAATAATTTCTGCCAGGTTTTAATTTTGCAGTTTCAGTTTTTGCCAAAGAAACTTTGATATCATTTGTTCCGGGATCAAAAACCGCCGCTTTTTCAAATCCAGTAGATGCTCCTGGATATTTTTTAAGAGAAAAAATGCCAGAGTATCCTTGTGTAAAGCTATTTGGTTCTAAATCTTCACCAAAAATATCAAAAGTAACCTCAAAATCAGTTCCTCTTTCAATAGTTATCGTATTAATTTGAGCAACAGACATTTTCTTACTTTTTTAACTATTTATCTTCCTGAGTATCTTTTGATTGTTGTTTTAATAATTTTGACAACTCTGCAGTTGATCCGATGAACAGAGCATTATTTGTTACATTGGTTGGACCTTTCACCCTATCAGTTTCAACTTCTTTAATATCTTTATGTAGATTCATTAGTTTATCTGCTGTATCAGAAACGCTTTTGATTATCTGTCCAGCAACTTCATATGCCCTAGCAGATTCGGTCTCTTGGGCAAGTTCTAAAGCACCATTTATCGCCTCTTGCCCCTTTTCCAAAAGAGAGTATATTGTACCTCTTGCATATTCATAATCTCTTTGAATATCTGTAGATCTTTTATTCTCTACTATTGGAGTTGGTTCAATTTCAGATTTTTCAATATCAACATCAACCGATTTGGGTACTATATCCCCAGAAACATTAAAAACATCATCCAACTTATCATAATCTTTCATATCTTTACTTAGAATAGATCTCCATCAAATCCAAAATCATCTCCAGGTTGTATTAATGCATTATCTGCTTGAGTAATCAATTCAATTGAAGATCCACTCACATGAGTCGTAATAGTTGTTCCATATTGACCTCTAGAAACAACTAAAGTATCTTGACCTATTACATCAGTTCTATCTATCTTATCAACTACTCTCATAGTTTCATTATCAATTGTAATATATGAATTTATTGGGACATTTGCAGCTTGCTGTACAGTAATTTCTGTAGTGGATTCTGTCATATCAGAATTTAATGTTGTAATTACCAAATCACTATAACTCTTAGTTGCAACTGGAGTAACTGAGTATGTAAGATCTCTTGAAGTTGACTTGGAATCTCCTGAAACAAGAGAAACAGTTGCTTTTTTGATAATGTCTTTGTTTGCAGAAGAAGTAGGACCAAATAGATATGTCTTTGCACTAAATCTTAACGTGTAAACAAGTGCCCTTCTTGTAGTATAATCTCCCTCATAATTATCTTCCATATTAATGGAATCTAAAACAATTGACACATCTCTTTTTTCGCCAATAGATTTGACCAGATCAATAGTTACATTATACGAAGGTTGAAAATATGGCAAAATTTGTTCAATTATTTGAAGCATATCATCATTTAACTTAGTCATAATACTAAGTTCAAATTGCATATTATATGGAACAGGCATATATGTTTTCTTCAAATCCGTAGAATCTGTTGAAGATTTTGATATAAATGTCTGCGTTGTCGTAAGTTTTCTTGTTGGATCATAAGAAAGACCAACAAATTCAAATGACATTCTTGGCAAAGTCATTTGAACTGGAGTATTTAAATCTGGTTGCTGCTCAATTCTTGCAAGAAACTTTTGAATTGGTCCATAAGAAAGAGGAACCTTGATGACAGAACTTACGTCACCAGAGTCATCAAAGTGCTTAATGTTTATTGCATTAAACAGAGTTCCAAATCCAATAATTGTCTTTCGGAATATTTCATTATAGTAATATTCGAACATATTAACCTCTTAATTTATGGAGTTCCAAATGGATTTTTTTCGCTAAAATCTAAAATTAAATCTGCCTCAGTTTCAATTTCAAGATTAT